ATAATTAAATGCCTAAAAAAACATTTTTTCCAAGTCATTCAAGTCCTAAAAGTTCAAGACGTGCTTGTTTATGTAAAGACAAAAATACTTATTCAAGAAAATGTTGTGATGGCTCTTTATGGGGACAAGGAATAGGAGTTATATCAAGAACAATATGAAAATGCAAAAAAATTAATTAACCACGTTATATATATAATTATGAAATCAACTGAAATGTTAAACCAAATCAAGACCCTTCTAAATATAGAAGTTAAACTTGAAGAACAAAAACTTGAGAACGGTACTCGTGTAGAAGCAGAATCGTTTGAAAAAGGTAAAGAGATATTCATTCTTACAGATGACGAAAAAGTTGCTATGCCAGTAGGAGAATACCTGCTTGAAGATGGTAGACTTGTAGTTGTTGCAGAAGAAGGAATTATTGATGACGTTAGAGAAGTATCTGACGAAGTTCCACAAAAGGAAGAAGAATCTAAAGATGAAACTGAAGATTTAGAAAAAGAAGAAGAAGAAATGGAAGAAGAAGCTGACGTACAAGACTGGGAAGGTATGGAAAAAAGAATTAAAAATCTTGAAGATGCCATTGCTGACCTTAAATCTAAAGTAGGAGAAAGCAATATGGAAGAAGAAAAAGAAGTTGAAATGGAAGAAGAAGTTTCAAGACAACCTAAATCCAGAACAATTAAAGAAGAATTTAACGAAGAAGTAAACGAGCAATTAAAGGAAGAATTATCACAACCTGCTGCTGCTCCAATCAAGCATAATCCAGAAGCTGGAAATGCAAAAAAGGAAAATTTTAGAATTGCTCCTAACAGACGCCCTTCTACAATGGACTATATATTAAATCAATTAAATAAATAAAATAAAAAATTATGCCACAACCAACTATTACTACTACTTATGCTGGAGAATTTGCAGGTAAGTACATCGCTGCTGCTCTATTGAGTGGTAACACATTAAGTCAGGGTGCTATCGAAATTAAGCCAAACATCAAGTTTAAAGAAGTTATGAAAAAAGTAGTTACTTCTGGTTTAATTACTGATGATTCTTGTGACTTCACATCTGCTGGGTCTGTAACTCTTACAGAAAGAATTATACAACCAACAGAATTTCAAGTAAACCTTGAATTATGTAAAACACCATTTGAATCAGACTGGGGAGCAGTATCTATGGGATATTCTGCATTTGACAACTTACCTCCTGATTTTTCAAGTTTCTTAATAGCTCACGTTGCAGAACAAGTATCTGCTAATACTGAAAGCAATATCTGGCAAGGAAATCTTGGTGGTGCTGTAGCTGGAGAATTTGATGGATTCACAACTTTAGCTACTGCTGATGCAGATGTTATTGACGTTGCAGGTGCTACTGTAACTTCAAGTAACGTAGTTGCTGAATTAGGAAAAATCGTTGATGCAATTCCAAGCACATTATATGGTAAGGACGACCTACACATTTACGTTTCACAAAACATTGCTAAAGCATACGTTAGAGCATTAGGTGGATACGCTGCTATTACAGATGCACAAGGTGGAGGTGTAGCAAATGGTATTGACAATAGAGGAACATTATGGTATGGAGGAAGTGAAAACCTTTCTATCGATGGTGTAAAAATCTTTGTTGCTAATGGTTTACCAAACAACTATGCAATGGCTGCACAAAAATCTAACTTATTCTTTGGAACAGGCTTAATGTCTGATTACAACCTTGTTAAGCTAATTGATATGGCTGACATTGACGGAAGTAAAAACGTAAGAGTAATTATGAGATTTACTGCTGGAGTACAGTACGGAATAGGGTCTGAAATAGTTCTTTATTCTTAATAAATAAAATTAACCAAAAATAAAGGGTAGGTGGGTATATGCTTACTTACCCTTTTTTTTATAAAATAAAATATAAACTATGGCTTGTACATTAAACACAGGGAGAAAATTACCTTGTAAAAGTGCCTTCGGTGGCATAAAATCTGCTTTGTTTGCTGACTTTGGAACTATTAGTGCTATTCAAGTAGATTCAACGACTAAACAAGTAACAACTTTGACAACATCAGGAAACTGGTATAAATATGATGTAAAAGGTAATTCTTCGCTTGAAACAACTGTAACAAGTTCAAGAGAAAATGGTACTACTTTTTACACACAAACATTAAATTTAACATTAACATATCTAGATGCTAAAACTCAAGCTGAATTACAAGAAATTGCAGTTGCAAGACCTTACGTTATAGTTGAGGATTACTACGGTAATTTCTTTTTATGTGGATATGAAAACGGATGTGAATTAACTTCTGGAACAACAGTTACAGGCGCTGCAGCTGGAGATTTATCTGGATTTACAATTACAATGGAAGCAATGGAAGAAACTGCTCCATATTTTCTAGATTCGTCAGTTGTGCCAGCAGCAGATGCTGAAGTTATTATACCTAACTAATATTTATTGATATTAAAATTAAGAGCATCCTTTGGGGTGCTTTTTTTTTGCAATAACATTTTCACAAAATAAGTTATTTATTACGTTATATATAAAATGATTGTATTAAAGACTGTTACATCGGCTCAAGACTTTAAGGTAATTCCAAGAGTTTACGGAAGTGAATTTACTTTATCTATAAGAGACGATAGTACAAATGTCAAACAAACATATGAGGTTTCTAATGCTACAACATCTGGAAATTATTTAACATTTTCACAAGCCTTTAGTCCTGTACTTGTAGAAGGTCATTTTTACGACATAGAATTATATAGTGACCCAAACTTTTGGAATACTAATTATTTTTTATGGGAATTATATAATGAGTTTTGGAATGTAGATACAACAGACATTGTAGATATATTTAAAGATAGGATTTTCTGTACTGACCAAGAAATAGACCAAATGGATAATTTATATTATGACATAAATCAAGGTCAATACATAACAGATAATTCTTATAATAATGATTACATTGTAATATGAAAAAAAGAAAAAGAAATAGTTTAGGTCAATTTGTAAGAGGGTCTAAATCAGAAGTTAGTTTTGTTAATTTAAGCACTTACACAAGTCCTGAAATCGTTGAAGTACCTAATCAAGATTGGATTGCTTATGGCGATGACAATAATTACTTTCAATTTTTAATAGACAGATACAATGGAAGTCCTACAAACAATGCCTGTATTAATGGTATTAGCCAACAAATTTACGGTAAAGGTTTAGGAGCTACAGATTCAAACAGAAAGCCAGAACAATACGCTGAAATGATTACACTTCTAAAAAAAGATGTAGTAAGAAAATTAAGTTATGACCTTAAACTTATGGGTCAATGTGCTATGCAAGTAATCTATTCTAAAGACAGAAAAAAGATTGCACAAATAGAACACATACCAGTAGAAACATTAAGAGCTGAAAAATGCAATGAAGATGGTGATATTCCTGCTTACTATTATTTTAAAGACTGGGCTAAACTAAAACCAAGTGACAAGCCATTAAGAATACCAGCTTATGGAATGTCAAAAGAAAACATTGAAATATATTACATAAAGCCATACAAGTCTGGATTTTATTACTATGCACCTGTAGATTATCAAGGTGGTATACAATATGCAGAATTAGAAGAAGAAATTTCTAATTACCACCTAAACAACATAATGAATGGATTAAGTCCTTCAATGTTAATCAACTTTAATAACGGTACGCCTAATCCACAAGAAAGGGAACTTATAGAAGCAAGAATTGCACAAAAGTTTTCAGGTAGTTCTAATGCAGGTAAATTTATTTTAAGTTTTAATGACAATAAAGATGCACAAGCTGAAATAACACCAGTTCAATTAAGTGACGCACATAATCAATATCAATTCCTTTCTGACGAATCACAAAGTAAAGTATTAGTAGCTCATAGAGTTGTTAGTCCTATGTTATTAGGTATAAAAGACAATACAGGATTAGGTAATAATGCAGATGAAATAAAGACTGCTTCCTTGCTTATGGATAATACTGTTATAAGACCGTTTCAGGAACTTTTAATAGATTGCTTTGACCACATATTAGCTTATAATAATATTGCCTTAAACCTATACTTTATTACGTTACAGCCATTAGAATTTACTGATGTTGACAGAAGCGTACAAAGTGATGAAGATATAGAAGAAGAAACAGGAGTTAAAATGTCTGTTGAATTAAAAGAAGTAGATGGTTACGAAGTTTACGAAACTAAAGAAGAAGCAGAAGAACAAGCAGAAAAAATGGGATGTTCTGGTCATCACGAACACAAAGAAGG